GCAACGGCATCAACAGAATCAGACACGCCAAACTTACTAGCCAAAGCGGTAACAGCAGCGCCACCCAAAGGACCAGCGACAGCCATTGCCAGCGTGGGTGCGACACCCTTGAGAAGATTGAGTAAGTCATTCATTGCTCTGCCTTTCCATTAACCTTAATTGTCGGTTTATTTGTCTCTCTTTTTTCTCCAACCTCACCTCGGCTTTTTGTATCTTGATCCACATACTAATCAAGACTGGCGTGATGATTAAGACAATCGTCAGCATTACACACACAAGAATCAGAATGCTTCGATAAATGAATTTATCCATACTGCGTATAGCCAAGAAACTACGAGCAGCGTGATAAACAATCCCATGCCAAGCTCAATCTTTTCTTGTCTTAACCTTTCTTGTCTGTAAGCCTCTATCTGTCTTTTGATTCTAATTTGTTCCTTGCGTTTTTGTTGTTCTGCTTGAACCTTGGAGTAGATGTTGTTGTAATTCTCCCAGAGTGGTCCGAGTTGATAAGGCACACTTGCACCCCTCATCATCCCACTCAACTTGACATAGCTCTGGTCTAGTTCGTTTTTGAAAACAGAGAGTTCCAGAATTGTCTCAGGGTCTGGATCAACGCTTGAAAATACTTCTTCATATTTGATTTCCACATATTCGGTTAACTCCTTGTGGTGTCTAAAAAAAGCACCTAAGTGCTTAATGAATTGCTGAACGATCTCGGCTTCGTTAGGAATGTGGGTTGTATAGACTTCCTTCTTTTTCGCCACAGGCTTTGCGTCTGTGGCTGCTGGCTTGGACTCGGCTGGCTTTGAGCCACCAAATAATCCGCTAAAGAATCCCCATATCCCTTTGACTTCCTTTGCGATTGCTTGGGCATCATCGGTTGCCTTCTTTATCTTCTGTACAGCGACCTTGCCTTGAGACAGGGCATCGCAGCAGTATGTGATCCCGTCATACGCCAGTTGCATTGCCTTGAAAGCAGCGCCAATGGTGATGGGATCAAACACATCACTTCTTTATGTCTTTATAAATCTGGTACAGCTTGTGGCAGATCATCAAGACGGTGTAGATCAGAGTCGCCCAGATCAAGACTTCGCTGACCTGATAGCCAGCGACAGTTGCCAGAGACACGCCTACTGGCGGTGCTACCTTGGCGACGATTGCAGTAGCCGTCTCAGTTGTGTGCTCTGTGGTCATGCTGGTGTATCCGCAGGCTCTGGCGTGTTGCCTTCAGCCACCCACTTTAAATAGGCTTGGTAGTCTGTGTTATCTGGGTCAAATGGGATGCTCCATCCATCTGAACGCAAGACAGAATTAGTTGAATTACCTTTATCATCTTTTGTAAGTTTGTAAGTAACCATTTATAACTCCGAATTAAACAATAAAACGCCAGTTCCGTATGTTCGTGACGCTATGCCAGCACTACCTCCAGATGCACCAGTAAATGCAATGATTGATTGCCTTTTAGAAGAACCTGATTCTGATACTGGCGTAGATGTGTTGTAGTCAGCGAATGATGGACCGTATACAGTTATTGTCCCTGACTGAATAACAGAAGGAACTACTCGCATATCAACAGGCATTGCATAAGAAACAGTTAATTGATTACTACCATTATTAGCGCCAATAGCACCACTACCGATAGAAATAAAATACCTCTGTGCAAGCCCTAACTCAGTACCATAAGGTCTGTAATCAAAAGATGTTGCGGTACTGCCTTTTTCTAGTTGTACGCCTGTGATGTAGAAGGTTGCGCCATTTGTGCCGACTACGCTTGTTGCGCCTGTTGGTTGAACATAGTTACCCGCTTGCCATGCGTTTACTGTTCCACTTAAAGTAGACCCCGCCCCAAGACTAAAAATAATAAACAATCCACCAGAATTCCCTGTTGTGTTCCATGTACCTGTTGTATCTCCAGTAAATGTTACTGTTTTTTGTTCCCATGTATTTGCAGAAGAAATACTGTACGAAAATGGATAAGAGCGGTCTGCGTTGTAATTTCTTGCAGAACCACCAAAAGTTCCTGTTAAAGAAGAATAAACCCAAAAAGATAAAGTTACTGTTTTAGCGTTTGCTGTCCCAAAAGAAAAATCAGTAATGTTTTGCGCTTCTATGCATTGCAACAAAGCAAAATAATCAGTTGAAACAACACTGTATGCAGATGATGATGTTATTTTTAAAGAATTTCCAAACCCATTTGGCACAGTAGATGATTGTTGAACTGTAAATTTAGATGCTTGAGTTAGATTTAATTGCCAACGATCAAGAGAATAAGCACCATTTGTAGGGGTTAAACTAGCCCCCGCATTACGCTGGTCAATCACCATCGCACCATTTATGATGCGGTTCTTAAAGCCGAAATTGCTGGACGCATTGAATACATCATAGCCGTCAACCTTGGCTGTTATCTCACCAGTACCCTTTGCGACTAACTTGAAGCCGATATTGGTATCCCCACCAGATGCAGTTAATGTTGGAGCAACTCCAGTTGCAGCATTTGCAAGAGTTACTTCATTGACTGCCGATGTTGTTGCAGTTACCTTTAGCAGCTCATTGCCATTAGTGTCAATGACATCGCCAACCAGCTTGAGCTTCTTACCGCTACCAACATTAAGACCTACCGATGTTCCAGTACCTGCTGCTGCAAAGATTGCATCAACCGAGTCCAGATCGGTATTGATCTTCGTACCCCATGTGTCTGTGGACGCACCTACTTCGGGCTTAGTAAGTAATAGGTTCGTTGTTGTGGTATCTGCCATATTTCACCTTCATGCTGGGACTTGCGTCCATGTTTCTGAATTGTCTGATATTTCTGTCCAAGTCTCTGGCGTATCTGCCTCTGCCGTCCAAGTCTCTGCCGTGTCTGGGATAGTGCTCCAGCCAAAACCAATCATTGTCCCGACCGAGCAGGTTATCTCATTGCCAATTATCTCAATACTTATGCCGTTTGTAACGCTGCCAATGGATAGTGTTAAATCGTTACCTGTAACGGCAAAACTTCTCTCGCCTAAAAATATCGTTCCAAGCGATAAGGTTGACGAATTACCAGTTATCGCAATGGTTCTTGAGATGCCGACCGAGCCAACATTACCTGTGGCAATATTGCCGTCTTCTTGCTCTGATATGTTTACTAGAAGCGTTCCAACATTAAGAGTTGACGCATTTCCTGTGAGTACAGCGCTTGGATTGTCTCCAAAGCCCCATGCCCCGTAGCCATATCTGCCAGAGCCATAAGCAGCCATCTTGCTGCCTCCCTACTAAGCGAGTCTGATCAAGCCTGTGCTTGAGTCATTCGTCGGCATGGTTAAGGTAAATGTTCCAGCAGTAATCGTTTGGCTACCAAATGTATGAACACTAACAGCCTTGTTTGACTGGCTTGAGTTGTAAATCAAGACGGCATCAAAGGCAGTTGTTAATGTCACATTTGTATATGTAATATTGGCGCTTGGAGTCACAAATGCCGTCGTGCTGGTAGAGCTTGGCGCTGTGCCAAATGTCACCGTAGCACCGCCAGCCGTGTAGTTAGTGCCTGTCACCTCACCAGTTGCAGAATAGGCAGTTGTCGTTGCGTTAACCGTGGCAGATGCCAAGTACAAGGCAGCCTTGAAGGTGTCGGCAGTCGATGCGGTGTGAGCTGGTACGCTAGTAGAAAATGCGTGTACAGCGTTGAGCAAATCAACCTTGAAACTTGTACACATTGCTTGCGTGTTAGCCATAAATTTCCTTAACTTAAAGATTGAGCGACTGCTTCACCAGTCACATTTCGTTTTAAGGTCATATGGACTGAGCGATGCACAAGCTCGCCTTCTAGCCAATATTCCACCCAGTTCGTCGTCTCGTTGTCGGTATCGATTGAGCCTTCTCGCTTCTCTAGCAAGGAGACATCCATCTCGCCTTTTGTTGTGTTCACTAGCATCTGTTATCCCAAAGTCCTTGCGCGTGCAATCAAAGCACCGCCAGTTGAAGAGCTACGATCATCTGCTTTCGTTACTTCTTCAAGACCAGCTCGGTACATCGATGCCCATACAGCAATTCTCGCATCATCTTGCAGGTACGGTGCTGCTTGCATGAGAGCACCATACAAGTAAACATCGGGAGCAGAAGTCAGTAACCAGTTTGTTGTGTTGCTAGTTGATAACTTACTCAACTTTGCGTAATAGATCAACTCGCCTGTGTAGGCAGCATCTGGTACTGGAAGGTAGCGAAACTGCTCACCCACAACGGTAAAAAATATAGGTTTAGTTGATGTGGTGTATACAACCGCCAGAGTGTCCATTGAGTCAATAGTCTCAAAACCCAATGGTGTGACGGGATTGGTGTCGAGCTTGAAAGACTTGACTTCCAAGAAGTCAGCAGGTACTGCCGAGTAGTCGGTAGTGATTGATGCGGTAGCACGCACGATCATCTGTCTGGTGCGCAAGTTTCTCTCGATCTGAGCCTCTGCCAGACTAATAAAGTCAGGAATGGCAGTCGTCAGGTCTGTGCGATTAAGCCAGTCCCCGACCGAGGTCTTCAGTTCAGCATAGGTTGTGAGCGCCATTTTCAGCCTTTTGTGCTTTCTCCAAGTCGCGCATCACCCAAGTATGATCGTGCTTGAATTCAAATGTCCCAATGTGTCCGATCTCTTTGGACACATCATGGTCTATGTAGATTTTAAAGCCAGCAGCCTGTGCTTTACGGCAGAAGAAAACATCCTCGCCAATATAGCCACGCTTATCGGTACGCCAAGGAGTCTCGAACCAAGGTTCAGTTAACGCCTCAAAAACATTGCGTTTGATCAGCATCACGCCCATACCGATTGAGCCAACTTCCTCGATTCCTGTGGAGTCTGGCATTGTGTAGATGAGTTCTCTCTCGCCATTCTCACCGTAGCGCTGTGCAGTTGGACCTGTCGGCATCCTGCGCCTTGCACAGTTCGTTGCCACAATATCTAAGTCATGCACAAGAAGTCTCTCGATCATGTCTTGCGGGAAAGTCATATCGGAGTCAATAAATAGCACATGGGTGCAGCCCTCTCTCATTGCGTCTAGACACAGATCAGCACGCTGGTTCTGAATGAGAGTGCCTTGCATAATTTTCAAGGACACCGCATCAGTTGTGTTGATCGTGTGATATGCCACCATGTTCACCATACAGAAGGTGAAGTTAGCGTGAACCATGTCACGCGCTGGTGTGCATACCGCAATGTAGTTTTGGGTCATACTTGTCCTGATCTAGTTCTGAAGTATTTGTTTTCGGGATCATTTAACCAGCG